ACACTTGGATTTGCAAAGTCAAATACACCCAAAGATCCAGTCAATCCTGCAATATCTTGAACAGCATCAACAATACCAAATCCTCTAGATGCTGCTTCTCTTGCTTTATTTGCTGTTTCTAAAATTTGACTTACAGGAGTTCCTGAACCTTCATTAGTTCCAACACCAATTGTCCATTCGTTTGATGCAAGAGCATAGTCTGCTGGTGGTTCATTACAATCAAGAGCACTTACAACATTTTGGAAAGCATCAACTGCACTAGTAAGGAAACTGAAGGGATTGAATCCACCAAGAATTTTACCAACACCACCCAATAATGGTTGTAATGCTTTTGTAACTCCGCCAATGATGGTATTCATAATAGCACCAACACCCTGATCCGCAACACATTGAACAAAGTTACTTACATTATCAGCAATGTTGCTCAATAGTCCCTGAATCATTCCACCGATACCACCAATAACGGAATTGGCAATACAAGGTAGAGCATCCGAAATTGCCTTTACTGGACTGATGAACGTTGACTGTGCAGCAATACCTGCTACATCTGCAGCTTTACTACTACCAGTTGCTGCAAGAACTGTTGCATAGACAGTTTTATAAAGGACATCAAGTCCCTTATTCATTGCTCCACCCATCGCTTCTGATAGAGCACCTGTCATATTATGAATCAATCCAGTAGCACCAGATTGAATACTTTTTGTTATTGCACCAATTCTTTCATTTATTTGCTGCTTGAAATCACCAATACCATCAGTAATTCCCTTTATAATGTTCTGAACATCTCCAACAAAATTTTCAATGTCGGTTTTTATATTGTCAATCTCTGAACTAATTTTTGCTGTTGCCATGGTAACTTTTTTACCAATAGCATTGAATCCAGCCTTTTCTTTTTTATTTGGGTCTTTTATATCTTTGTTTAGTTTCTCAGCAATTTCTGGAGAAACCATTCTTGGAGATTTCTGAGAATCTAAATTACTCTCATTGGATTCATTAGCAACAACTGCTGATGATTTTTTGATGGGACCAGAAAATCCTGTGAACGGTTCAAATGGTGCTGAGTATGGACCAGAATATGAAACAGCATCAGTTCTACCAAAGACACCTAGGATGCAAGGTAACTGTGCATTATCACCATCCAAGAAGAATCCTAGTACAGTATCTGCCTGCTCAATCTTAGGTGTCTTCGCTCTGTTGCAAGCACCAGATCCATCAGTTACACCAAGAAGAACTTGTGCCCAAGGCAGATCTTCATTAGGTAATTCTAGTTCAGAATATGGGTGATATCCCATAATACGAACTTTTACTCTATTTCCCCATCCAGCACCATCTGCTTGATCTTGCCAACAACTCTGTGGAGCAACTTGACCAATCCACCAACGAAATCCGTCTCTGCCTATAAAATTAGTTTTAAATAAAGATTCCTCTAACATTAGACTTTATTGTTTGGCTTTACTAGACCGAAAGTATCTCTAACTAACATCAAAGCAGTGAAGGATCCTTCACTATCAAAATGATGGCATAACTCCTTAATCATATATAGACCACTTTCATAAGGATCGGGATCTTCCTTACCTGTAGAAACCTGTCTGAACTCACATTCAATAATATTACCTGCCCTCAGATTAGTATTGAGAGGGACAGTCATTTGTAATCTTTGAGTAAACAGAGAGTTATATCTATAGAGTGCTTGTGACTGATACTTAAAAGGATCAGCATTTTCACTGGTTTCTACGTGCTGCTCTAGTGTTCCTTTATCAACAAATCCAGTCATTACTCTTGTTGGTACATCACTAAGAGTTGATGTTGATGTATCATTCAGTTTTGGAAGTGTTGGTGTAGATGATCCAAGATTCTTTGTTGATTTTAGGTGATCAGATATTTTGAACAATCCTTCTTGTTCCCTTGTAAAAGAAAACTTATGGAAATCAAAGTAATATCTCTGGGTAGCATATGCACCCAGTCTAAGATTTTCAGTGAGGTTTTGATTTCTATTTACAACGTGTGCAGTGATTTTGAAGTCTTCATTCTGACCATCAGCAACTGAAGTTTCAACATATTTTGCTACAGGTTTTTCAGTGATTAATTTATCAACAGATCTGAAGTGCAATCCTTCTTTTGTTTGGAAGAATAAGAATCCTGCAACACCATCACCCTTCAAGTCTGGTACTGCCTTTGATGACAACCATCTCAAGACAGTGAATGGTTTTCTCATATTACCGATGAAACCATACTTGTTCTCGGTTTGATCTGGTGGTGATGCTAACTTTGCTTGTAAAACATCTTTGACGATTTGTTCTACAGTTGCAGTTATGTTTTGAGTTGTGGGATATTTCTTTGTAACTCTTGTGGTTTCATTAGTGATTGCAACTCTTGAGCAAAGATTTAATACTAATGATTCCTGGTTATTATCAGCAAGCACATCCTGAATACCAGATACAAAAAGATAATCATCAGGTTTTGCTGAGAAATCTAGTTCAGGTAAATTATCAGATGCTGGCTTGATCTTAAGTGAAACTCTTTCTGCACCTTTTAATTCTAGACCTTGATACAATGATTTTCCATTGATAACAGGACCAGAGTTGATCACTGAAATTTTGGCAGTAACTGTAGGTGAAAAAATATCCTCATAATATTTGACATACAAAACACCTTTTCTCAGGTCTACTGACTGAGAACCATCTCCAGATTCAATTAGTATTTCCTCAAAAGAAGAGGGATCTGCTGCTGCCATTACGTATATTGCAGTTCTGTGAATATGAAACTATTTAACGAAGTCCCACCACTTTGATTGGCGGCGACAGTGCCATCTGAACCACCATAAGGTGATGATGGTGGTGGGTTTGCCGCTACCTTTGTGGCAGGAATTGGTATTGGAACTTCTATATTTTGATCTTGTGACTGAGCAATGTTTGGTGTTTGCCTTTTAACTGTTGATACTTCATCTGGTTTTTTACCCTCTACGTTAAAAGATTCACCATACTTTTTAACCGCTTCTTCAACTACTTCTGGAGAAACAGTTGCTTTATTTTTTCCAACACCTCTATAATAACTTTGACCTCTCTCTACTTTTTGAACCTGTCCCTGCATTGCTTCAAGAACTGGAACACCAGCAAATCCTTGTGCCAAACCTTTAGCAAATCCTGCAGGATCTTTTGCTGCTTTCTCTGCAGTCAATCCCCTCTCTGCCAAAAATGCTTGAGCAAGTCTATCCTGATTCTCTGGAGTGAATTTACTACTCATAGTCAATCCTGCTGCTTCAACATACCTATCAGGATAAAGCATTTGATATGCACCAACAGCAGCAGATTCTCTACCATCTTTTAATTTTTCTTTCTGAAGTGCAACCACTTCAGCGATTGTCATTTCTGTCAAACCCGAAATCGTTTCACTTGGGAACATAGACTCATATCCACCCTCTGCACCTTTTATAAGTTCAAGCACACCTTGTGGTTGACCTCCCAAGTTTTTATTGACAAATTTGGATGTACTAACGCGATTATTTCCTTGACCTCCTCCCATACCCTTAGAGACTGGTGATGGTTCTGTTGACTTTGTTGTACTGAATTTTGGTCCAAAGGTTTCTTTGGTCCAATTTTTTAGTCTATCAATACCATCCTCAATGTCTTGAATGATATTATCTAAAGCAGTATTGCTGGTNTTANCTTCACCTTCTATAGCCTTTTTATCACCTTCAAAACTAATAAGATTTAATTCTTGAAGTTTTTGTGTNAGAGTNGCATTGAAANTAGTAAACCAACTNACAACCTTATTATACCATNCTTGCAATACTTTAATTACTGCCTGNATTTTTTCTATTANNGCTTCAACACCCNTNATAATTNTTGGNAGATTGAGTAATATCCATCCAACAACAATAGTTCCTAAGAAGTCCATAATCCTTCCAAGGAAACCCTTAGTGCTTGATGCTATCTTCTTTGCTGGAGATCTATTGACAAAGGAACTTACTTTTGTTGCTTCAACTAAATCTTCTTGNTCTCTTCTCAAAACTGCCTGTCTTCTTTTCAAGAACAGTTTAGATCTTTCAAATATTGATTTTCTTTTTGCTACGTTACCTTCATTTACTGTTTTTACAATACCACGGGAAGATTCATTAGCAGATCGCAATCCCTTCCCAAAAGAACTCAAAGAAGATCTGATTGAAAGAATANTATTTCTATTTTGTANGAAGGACTGTCTCATCTTATGCTATTACGTTATATTGTGCAAGAGCACCAAGGATNTATGGATTNTCGTGATTNTGAGATGCTATNATACCAGGTGATGCTGCAATANTNCCACCAGATGCAGGAGCTTCCTGAGCAGTNTCTTCACCATCATTCATAGGAACTGGAATTACATTTACAGTTGGACGAGATGCCTGACTAATAGTTTCGGATACTGTTCTGCTTTTTGATAAGATAGGATCAATTTTTCCAGTTCTTCCAATTTCTTTCTCCTGCTCTATCATTTTCAGGATTTCTGGATCAGTCACTTTATCACCAACCTTAGGTTCTTCAGATCCTTCTTGCTGACCACGATTATATGGAATTACTTTGAGAGGAACTATCTTCTTATCGCCCTCAGGTGATGTCTCAGTTGGTTTATCATCAGAGGGTTTGATTGGATTATATGGTGGTAATGGAGGTATTTGGAATGGTTTATATGCATCTAATGTTGGATCAATTATATCACCAAACGTAGTGAAACCACGTCCACCAATCTTTTGTTTTAAAATATCTGGTTCTGGTTGTGGTTCTGGTGGAGCAGTTTGTGGGAAAAGTGTTCGTAAATCAAGAAAAGGTTTTGGTTTTTCTACTTCTACTTGATCATCTCCCCCACCTATACCCACTGGTGGTAGCATTTGAGGTGGACCATATTCCTCAAATTTTTTCTGAGTTTCTCCAGGATCTGGTAATGCGTCAGGATCTCCTTGATCAACTGGGGGGAAATTTTTCTCAACCCAACTTTGAAAATTTTGATTTAATTGACTTAATCTATTATTAGTTAATTCATCGACAAATGCACCTACCGTTTTGAAGAACTCACCGATAGGTTCTCTAAACAGAGCAATAGCTGCTACACCTGTCAATAATAGTGATATCTTATTAAATTTACCTTTAAATCCACCAGTTGCTGCTTTCAGAGCAAGTTTTAATCCAATGAAACCACCAACAGCTACGAGAACACTTTTCTTTATCTCTTCTAATTTTTCATAGTTGCCATCAGCAAGTGCTTGTATTGTTTCAACACCTTTTATTGCTAACCATCCAAAGAATAATCTTTGGAAGAATCCAAATAATCCACCAAGGCTTGTTTGTAACTTTGCACCAAGTTTTAGTGCAGGACTAAGAACCTTTGCCTGAATCTTCTTCTCAACTACACTTTCTTTCCCTTCTCTCAACTTTTGTTGAGCTAATCTATTTTCTAATACTTGTTCTTGTCTTTCTTTCTGCCTTTCAAGTGCTTGCGAAGTTGCAAGACTATTTCTTACAACTGCTAATGAATTAGAGAGTTGATTGACCTGAGCACCAAGACTTTGAATCTGATTAGAAACAACTGCTAATTGTAATGTATTTCTACTCAACAATTGCTGTGATTGAGGATCTATACCAGCAGAAGTTGGAGCAGCCGCTCTACCAGTAAAAGCGGCAGCAGAAATTCTACTTCTTCTAACTGCTATAGGTGAGATTTCAACCATTCATCTGCTGTTGTTGTGCTTTCAGATTTTCTTCTTCAATATACTGTTGGAGGAAAGCAAGGTAAATTTCTTTCTCCCAAGGAATCATATTCTCTAGTTCCGTCAAGCTATATTTATGGTGTTGCATCAAGGCAAAATTTATTCGGAAGTATGACTCAAGGTCAGTATGAGCCATACTTACACGAAAAAACTTGCTAATCCCTCAAGTACAACATCATTTACTACTCCAGTGTTTGGATTGGTAACCTTGATAGTATGTGAGAGTTTTGGCATCGTTGTGAAAAACTTCTCAACTTCCTGGAATTGTTTGGAACTCAATTGCTCAACAAAATCTTTCAATTCCTTCTCAGTACAATCCTTTGCTGACCACGATTCTTCTTCACTATAGATCTGTTCAATACAGGACATAATGATTTTGAACGTATCATCAACATCAATATCATTCACAGTAAAATTACTCTGAATGAATTCACTCATCGAAGGATACTTAAGTCTCATAGTCAGAGTATCATCAAGTTTGATATCTCTACTGTGATCCTTATCAAATTGTACTTGAATCTCATCCAAAGTGATGACTGCAGGGACTTTTGTTTCCCCATCATCAGGACAAGTAATCATAACTTCTACATCTTCACCAACAGACTTACCACGAATGTTGAGGAACAAGTATTCAATATCAAACGTAGAAAGTTCTTCTACCTTTACGCCTCGGGTAAGGATGCATCCACTGATAACATCTTTTACAGCACTGGCGATAGTAGAACTATCTTCGCTTTCCATAGCGATAATTAAAACTTTCTCTTCTTTGACTAAGAATGGTCTATACTTGATCTTTTTCTTAGTAGAAGGAATCACCAACTCATAGGTTGGTGTAGCAATCTTAGGTAAAGGCATTACAATCTATGCACATCAGTAAAATTATTTATCAGCCTATTCTACCACTTGATGCACGAATACCTTCAGAAATTATGAGACCGTTACCATTTAAGAATCTACCATCAGCAATCAAGTTTGAGAATGCATCGCGTGATTCGGGTGGTGTCATATCTCTTGGCAACTTATTGAATCCATTAATATCGTCGCGACCATCAAGATTCTTATCTCTGTATGTTTGAGCGAATGATTTTTGTGCTCTTGCTGCAGATGCTTCATCATTTTGAGATTCATCAAAAAACTTGTCAATCGATCTCGATCTTCCAGCAATATGTCTATCATATGAAAATTCCACAGTTGCTCTTAAAAGTTGAGATCCTTGATATGAAACCTGTGTAGCGTTCAATGTGATTGGAAATAATCCAATGTATTTGTATTCGGTATAGTTTTTGTAATCTCTTTCAAACTTAACAATTCTAGTTTCATCACACTTATATTCAACTGGATATCTCATTCTTGCATAGTATCCATGTGCTAATGGATCTGCTGCCTCACCTTCAATTCTAGATCCACTGTTCATATATTCAATCCAATGCTCAAAGAATTTCAGTGACTTATAATCTGTATCAACGTAGAACTCCATTGAAGTTCTCGTGAACAATCGAGTATGTGCCATATTTTCGGCAATACCCTGATAGTTTCCGATAATATTGGTAACCGCGTGAGTGCTACCAGGGAGAGATGCAGAGGAGCACAGCAATGCAAGTTGATCTTCGGCAAACCTGCTGTTTATACCCTTCCTCTTCAGGTAAGTCATCAACCCTTGACTCATACCACCAAAAGTAACCACAAAATGAGAGGTGGTTGCAACATTAGATAAAGTTGGTTTGATCTGAGATATCTTTTTCGGAAATGGTCTAGGCACTCTAAATACTCTTAGGTGATTGTTTAGTTATTTAGATGTCATATAAGGGAAAATACAAACCATCTTATCCTAAGAAATATAAGGGTGATCCGACCAATATTGTATACCGTTCTCTCTGGGAACGCAAGTTTATGGTCTACTGTGATAATAATCCAAGTGTTATAGAATGGCAGTCGGAAGAGTTTTGTATCCCATATCGTTCTCCTATTGATAATAAGGTTCATCGGTACTTTCCAGACTTCTTTATTAAGTACAAAGATGTGAGTGGTAAAATCAAATCATCTTTGATTGAAATCAAACCAATGAGGCAGTGTTCTCCTCCACCCAAACCAAAGAGGCAGACAAAAAAATACCTGAACGAAGCATATGAATATGCTAAGAATCAGGCAAAGTGGAGAGCAGCACAAGATTACTGTGCTGATAGAATGTGGGAATTCAAGGTGATGACTGAAAAAGAATTAGGTATCAAGTAATGGCAACCAGACCCACAGATACAGATAGTAATGTAAATAGGGTCCGTGGTATTGCTGATGATATCATCGGAATAAAAGATCCTGATGATATTATGATTGCACTGCTTGAAGTTCTTACAGAGCAACCGAAAACATCTGTTCAACCAGGTCAGATATACGTCTTTGTATATAATGCAAAGACACCTCAACTAAGGTACGATCAAAATCCTTTCGTTGCAGTTACAGATATTATGCCTTGGGGTTTCCGTGGAATCAATTTTCATTGGGATGAGCCTAGACAATATACCTGGGCAGAAGTTGCTGGTGGTGTGTATAGAGTGTACCCATCAGAAGTAAAAGATTTATCAATGATACCTTTTGGCAATTTCAAGCTAAATACTTGAAAAGTGTCTTTATAGATGGCTGCGAGTAATACCAGTTCTTTAAATCTTGGTGGTAGTGATGGGATGTTTGATATCCCACCCGAACCCAAAAAAGCAGAACAAACACAGAGGACTGCAAACTCAACTGAGAATGCATCAAATGCTGGTGGCAGGTCGGATGTAAATGGAAATCCTAGAAAACCTCCTGGTCAAGAACACTCTGGCATAGTTTATAGATATCCAAGATCAAGATTTCAACCTGGTCAAGATATGGTCAAGATTGATATCTTTGAATATGAGAAATCAGAAAATCAACCATTTAGAATTGGTTCTATTTTAGGTAATGCTATTGGCGAAAAACGGAATGTAGATATTAAAAATGACAAGGGTGAAGTTACTGGAACTAAGGAAGTACAAAACATTAATTTAAACAAAATAAATATACCTTCGACAACACAATCTTTCTTAGCAAATAAATCAAAACTAAGAAAGAATCAACGTACAATATACTTACCAATACCTCAACAAATCA